GCCGCGTTGGGATTCGCCTCCCGCGCTGTGCTTAAGCGTACCGCAGTCCGTCGCAGGGTTCTGAACATTGAGCCCAACCAGTTCGGTGCAGCAACCGAACCATCTAGCGTTGCAACCACTCCATCTAACGATCGTGAGGATGAAGAGTTGGCGGGCGCGCTGAACGCGGACCCCGACGGTGGAGTGCACTGTCGAACAGGGCATGATCTTGCCCGGCGTGTAGGGTTGACGGTTCGCCTTTCTATGGGGAACCCCACTTTCAGCCAGGCAAACTACACCATTGCCGTCCAGCGGTGTGAGGCATACATTCGTGAGAATTGTCGCTCCTTGCGGAGGCGGCACTTTCCGAATACGGTCATGTTGGCCGTTGAGTATGCGTTGACGCCGACTGAGCAGGAGGTGCGTAGTGTTGCCCAGTTGCAATGTCGCGCTGCCGTCGAACGACGCCAGCTGGTAGAGACGGTACACCAAGTGGCCATTTACCCCTGGTTCCAGGAGGTGCAGTTGGCACTAGGTATTACCTGTCCAGCGGTCGACAATTTTTAAGGCGCCCGACGATCTCAATGCCCCGGCTCGTGCCCACCCGTGTTGTGGGAGAACTGCGGGCGAGATTGGTTGGGCCTGGCGCAGAACGAAGCCTCGCGAAGGTGTCATGCCCCTCCGGCAAGGAGCACCATCGCGAGTTGTACCGGATCCCGTTCCCCGCTCCTGGGCCCGAGTACACGTCATTTGTCGATTGTGACGTTAATGTGGAGTGCGCGCTTCTCGAGCGCGTTTTCTACCACGAGATCGATGGTGTGTTCACGGTGCCAATCACTCCAGATCGCGCCGTGGTGAGAACCAGTTTGTTGGGATTCAGACAAGCGCTGAAACGACACGCGAGCCCACTCACACCCGTGGCCTTACAGGACTTTCCTGAGAGGTATTACGGGGGTCAGCGTCTCAAAGTGTATAGGCAGGCTGTCGACAAAGTGGCAATCACCGGCCCGCTGCGGAAGGACAGTTATGTTGCGACATTTCTCAAACATGAGAAGATACCTCTCCTGAAGAAACGGGCAGTTCCGCGGGTTATACAGCCGCGGACGCCAAGGTACAATGCCTGCGTTGGCAGGTATTTGCGCCCGCTCGAACACACCCTGTATGGGGACATTGCCAAGGTATTTGGGCGTCCCACTGTGATGAAAGGATACAACGCTGCTGCTACTGGGTCGCTGTTTGCAGCCACCTGGGCGGAGTTCGCTAACCCTGCGGCGGTTGGGTTGGATGCTAGTCGGTTTGACCAGCATGTCAACGTTACCCTTTTGGAGTGGGAACACCTGGTATACGAGATTTACTACCCTGGATGTGAGGAGCTGCGTAGGCTTCTCTCATGGCAATTGAAGACGCTTGGGTTCGTGCGCGTGCCCGGGTATCGTTTCAAGTATGTCGTACGGGGTGGGCGGTGCTCTGGTGATATGAACACCGCCCTTGGCAATTGCCTGATCATGTGTGCTGTAGTTTACGCACTACTCGCGAAACATGGCATGGCCGGGGGGAAGAAGACGCGCGTCGCGCTGTTTAACAACGGCGATGACTGCGTTTTGATGGGTGAGGCACGCGACATACGGCTGCTTACCGGCGACGTCAAAGCGCATTTTCTCACCTTCGGTCTGGTCATGAAAGTCGAGGAGGTGGTAGGTACACTGGAAAAGGTGGTATTCTGTCAGACTCAGCCCGTATATGATGGAGTCTCGTGGCGTATGTGTCGCGACCCGCATGTCGTCTTGTCGAAAGACTTGTACGTCTCGGACCGCGTGTGCGCCATGCGACACCTGAGCACCCAATTGCACGCAATCGGGGAGTGTGGCTTGAGTCTAACAGGTGGGCTACCTGTATTCCAGGAGTTCTACAGCGCACTTATCGCGCACGGTCGCCAAGGTAAGGCGATCGATCACAACTTCCGGGAGAGTGGATTTGTCCGGCTTGCCCATGGCATGCA